TATCTTCATAGTTCATTCCCTTGGAAACTTCATACGAAGTAATAACACGAATATCGGGTTGCTCAATTGGACCCTTACCGCGCATCTTAAACTTACCAGATGATTCTAACTCATCTGCTAAAATTGAAGAAGGTAAACCTTTGCGTGTTTGAATATCTGGAATTGCACCCTGTGGTAAACGGGTTTGCTTTCCAGGAATCTTATAGAAAACTTTTCCACTAGGGAAATCTGCATATACTAAAGTTGTACCTTTAGGAAGATTTGGAACTATCTCCTGACGTACATACTGACCATAAGCTTTGGCCTGTATTTGCTTAAACCTATCCTTATCAGCACCAAACAAAAGACCCTTTTGATCTTTCTGTTTCTTGCTTAATTCAAAGTAAATATCACGTTCTTTCTGTGTTAGCAAAGGCTTTGTTTTAGATGTTAAAGCAAGTTCAACCATTCCTGGGTCAACTGCCTTACCAAATGTACCTGCAGCACCAGCGTAATACTGTGTAGGTGTGATCTCATCCAAGATACTATTACGTACATCAATAGTCTGGCTGCGTTGAGTTACTAACTTACCAATTTGGTCACGCAATTGGCTTGGGTTCTCTAAACCAATCGTTTCTTCAAAAAAGTTTGTAGCTTTAATTGCGCGAGTCTTAGTATTAGATGCTAGATTCTTAATCATACCATCTGTTTTAGCAAGAGAACCTAGCGCCAATGCTGCACGAAGTTGACCGTCAATTGTGTTACGAATTGGGTAACCCATACGTGTAAGTACTGAAGCCTTAAACAAAGAGTTAGCAAAGTCGAACATATCTTCTACTTCACCGGCTGCTTGACGTGCCTTGAGTGCTGCCTCTGTAGCCTTTACTCCATAAGGACGAACATTCTTATAGATTTTAAGGAACTTATCAAAGTCATTAAAGTCCATCATAGGAACTACGTTAGGCATTTCAGACTTCCAAAATGGGGAAGTGATTAACTTGCCTGCTTCATCTACCCAAAAACCATTTTGTGAATAACTATCCATCATTCCACGACGAACATTGCCATAAACTTTGTACCAGCGTTGTGCTTCTTCGATGGTCAAACCATTTTCAAGTGCAATAATGTCTGCAATCTCTGATTCAATTTTTTCAACTGCAGCCATACGTTCAGTAGCATTGCGAGCATTCATATATTCTCTGGCAAGTTCATTTTTAGTTTCGATATATCTCATATTGCGTAATGGCTTAACAGAATTAAGCGCATATTTAATCTCACTGTATGAATCTGCTACAGGACCACCGTCAATGCGAACAATACCGCGTGGTAACTTGTTAAATGCTGCCTGAATAACTACAACTGGGCGAGTAAATGCAGACTTTTGAAATGTCTCTGTGTAGAAACTAAAGTCGTGATACAAGTCAGATGCTTTGGCACGGGCCTTTTCAACTGCAACACCAATATTTTTATTAAATAGGTTAACGTCAGCTGCTGATGTGTATTCATTGATGACGCGATAGTCACCGATACTCTCAGACATAGCACGTTCTAGGTTAGTATCGCGTAATTTAAGGTCATTAAGGATTCCACTTAGGCGATCATACTCTTGAACCGTAGGAAGATGCTGTTCAATGTTGACTCCAGCGCCCCACTCAATAGTGTTGTAACGCTTTTGAATAGGATCTAAGATATCTTGAGAGCGTTGAATCTCATCAGCAATAGATGCACGAGTAAGTGCAATCTTATTTAATGAACTTGTATCACCAGCTGCTGCTGCAATAAAGTTTGCTACATCATCGTAGGTATTAGCTTCGCCAACAAGACCTGCCATTAAAGTTGGATTAGTAGTCCTTCTAATAAATATATCATCTGCTGCTTCTGCAGCGTTTTTGCCAAGTAAACGTTGAGCGACAACACCCATTGGAGTTTCTCTACCAACAACACCATTAGATTTAACATACAAACCGTGAATATCAAGTTCTGAACGAAGGCGAACAATGTCTTCCGCTGATTCAATAGGACGAATAAATCCGGCTATACGAGCACCTTTAAGAAGTTTACCTCCAATGACTAATGGATCTGCAAACCAGTTGACCAGTCCATCAATACCACCACTTGTAAGTTTTCCAAAGACGTTATCTGTAAATGTTTTTTTACGATCTGATGGAGAAGCAATATCAAATTCAGGATTAAAAAGTTCTACATAAGGTGCGGCAATGGCCTGTCCAGGACTAACATTCTTTGCAAGCTTCCAGTTTTCTACAAGGTTAAGACCTTCACCTGCAACAACATCGGCACTTGTAAGAGCGACGGTGCTAATAGGTTGCGATATCTTTGGATATGCCCATTGGTAGAACTGATCTACTTGTTCTAATCCAAGGTTAAATGCAGTATCTAAACGTATTACTTCTGCTGGCTTAGTAACAGTGCCAAATGCTTTTGCGCCTATATTAGCAGAAAGATCGCTAATGATAGCCTTGGGTTGATCTGCAACAGTAGGAATACTTACACCAGGTGATAATTGACTTGCTTGCTTTTGAGCAAGACCACCAGCAAGAGAAATACTTGCCTGCGGAACAGCACCAACTGCGTTACCAATTGCATTGCTAATTGCTTGTTTAATAGAGTCCCAATAGTTAGGCACAGTTATGCCTCCCGTGTTAGGTAATCTATGAAACCATCTCTGTCATAATCTGATTCCCAAGGAATTTGTGCAAGCGAAAGTATGATGCCTGGGTGGTCATAACCTAGTGCATCAACAAACGCTGTAACATCTTTAACAAATTGCTTCACATATTCCCCTGTAATGCACGAACAAAAATTCTAAATGATTGCGGTGTATCTGGAGCTGATGCCATTGCATCAAGTGCAGGAAGGTACTTTGCAATTATATCTGCTTCACCTTGTTGACTCTGATTCATCATTAAAGCATCTGATCCTGGTCCAGCACCCATATTGATACCTGAAGTAATTGGACTATCTGGTCGTTCAGTTGGTGCAAACAATTCTGTTGCTGGTCCCTGTGATGCTGCTTCACGTACATCTGAACCACGAGCACCACGTACATCAGCGGTCTTAGCAAGCGGAGCGCCTGACTTAATAGCCTGCGTCTCTACGCCTTCACCATAACCTGTTGAACCCATTTGTAGATTATCGGTACGAGTGGAGAATTTACCTGGGCCTGCTGGTCCAGCCAGTGGATTCATCATACTCACTGTTTGTCCTCCTCTAGTTTTTCTAAATCTGCTGTCATATCTTCCCAAGCCCTATTGGTTTGGGTAAGACGATTTGATTGGTAAATAGATAATTCCATTAGCTCACCTGTTAATGTTTCAATAGATGATGCTATGTTGTGTAGAAAACCTACACCGATAACTACAAAATCAAGAAAGCGCACTGGACGAGAAATGTAATTGTCATTCTTCATCGCCCAGTACACCTTCCATTAAAAGTTATTATCCCTTTTTGACTTTGTTTCCCTTGCGACCTGCTGGCATCATTGATGGTACTACCTTGCCGCCTGCTGGCTTTGAGTGATCCATTTTGCCTTCCTTTGGCTTAGCCATTGGAGCTGCTGCACGTGATCCTTTATTCATATTTACACCTCCTCTGATTATGCTGCGCCGGTGATACCAGCTAGTAGTTGGGCTATATCGGGACGTTGACCAGCAGCAGGGGCCTGACCAGCTTGTTCTTGTGGAGGTTGCTGCGAGGCAGGAGCGGGGGCCACACCTGCTGCTGGAAGTTGTTGTTCCATACCTGGTGCCATAGGTGGCATCTCTGGGGCTGGAGGTGGTTCTGGTGTAAATGCTTTTTCGATAACCGCTTCTAGCGATTGCCCCTTTTGCCGACCTTGGATAACAGATGCAATGCGGGTGATAATCTCACTAGGGTCTTGGCCTTGCGCTGCGAGGGCTGGAATTGCCTGAGCATACTGTGCAACAGCAACACGCAAAGAATCGCGCATCTCTTCAATATCAACACGTTGTTCCTCCTGAGTTACGTTCAAGTCCATTGGGATCTCACGACGTACATAGTCACGAGATACGAGTTTGTCTGAACGCATTTGTAGTAGGGCAATGATGGCACGGTTTGGGTCCATACCAGACATAATTCCGTAGCGTACATCTACGCCGTACTCACCCTTAATATCACGAGATGGTGTGTACTTGAGAACGTAAGGTGTTCCATCATCTGTTCCCTTAATGGTCTTTGGAATACCACCAAATACTTTCTCATCTGCTTCAAAGCATACTGAGATAAGTTCTTGGAACATACGAGCAAACTGTGCTTGTGCTGACTTGATCTGTGTATCAAAGCCTGCTTGTAGTGCTTGCACACCGCGACCAGTAACAACTGATGCGCTGATATCTCCTGAACGAGATTCTGGGTAACGAGCACCAAGGCGTAGTTCACGCTCTAAGACACCGGACTCAGTAAAGACTCCAGGTGGCAGTTCTAGTGGAACACGACGAATACCTTGTGGGTTAGCAGAACGCATAATTGCGTCTGGTCCAAGTGCCAACTCTTGCACATCTTGTGGGATAGCAATAGGTGCTTGGATAGACTTTTCTGCTGCTTGAATCTGCAATACTGCAAAACGAGCACGGGCAAGTTGTACTGATAGAACATCATCAAACTGTCCACGTGCTTCACCATCTAGGGAAGAACGCATAACGACAGATGCCATAGCTCTACCTAGGATATTTGGTGTGCGTGATAGAACTAGGTTCTTACGCTCTGGTAAATAGAGTAGGTCTTGGTCCTTGTCGTGGTACTTGACCATTGAGATATAAGGAGAAGACAGAGCGTACTGGTTCTTACCTAGAATTAGATCGTAATACTCTGGGTATTGTGCAGCTAGTGTCTCTGCGTCGGTGATGATTACCTGGGTAATAGACATTACGCGACCATAGCGATCTAACTCTGGGTAAGTACCAAATGGGTTGAGCATACGGATACGAGGATTGTTGTCCTCAAAGTCCATCTCAACCATACCAATACCAAGACCATAGGTGTTATACCAGTCTGCTCCTGTGTACATCTGCAGTTGTAGGTCCGAGTTTGTTACATAAAAGTTTGCAATACGAGTTCTAGTATCTGCTGCCTTGCGTGCTGCATCTGAAACCATATTGGTTGCAGAGCAGTTAAAGGATGGCAGTGGTGCCATCGCTTCTGCTAGATCTCGTGCTGCAACGTCAATGAAGTTTGCAACCAGAGGCTTTGGATATTCCTCTGAAAACATTGCAGGATATACCTTAGAGATATCTCCCTGACGCACCGAGAGCACATCA